AAACATTCAACTGGAAACACGAACGTGATGCATTAATAAAAATAGCAGAGCGAGATAATATATCGTATGCTCTTATTGACGGTTCAGTAAAAGCAGAACATAGAACTGATATTGTTCAAAGATATCAAGCAGGACAAATACAAGTGTTATTTTGCCATCCACAATCAGCTTCGCATGGACTTACACTAACACGCGCAAACACAGTTATTTGGTGTTCACCTACATACAACGCAGAACATTTTCAACAATTTAATCAACGTATATATAGAGCAGGACAAACCCAAAAGACTGAAACTATATTAATACAGGCTAAAGACACTTGGGAACCTGAAGTCTATAAAAAACTAAATACTAAATTAGGGCGTATGGAAAATTTATTACATATCTTAAAGGAGATGAAAAACTATGGAAAATAAAAAACTAACAGATTTACTAGCAGAAGTTGCAAATGTAAGAAATGAAGTTAAAGCGGTACAAGCGCAAGAAAAACTTCTTAAAACAGAGCAACGTGAGCTAGAAACCCAAATCAGCATTAGGATGCAAGAGCAAGGGCTCGACAGGATCTCTAATGATGTATGTACAATATCGTTGAAAAACGAAATTGTACCAACCGTAGAAAATTGGGACTTACTGCAAGAGCATGTAGCAAAAACTAATCAGTTTGAACTACTGCAAAAGCGTATGTCTGCAACGGCCTACAGAGAGCTTATCGCACTAGGAATGGATGTTCCTGGCGTTGTAAGTACGGAGTTGACCCGAATTAATTTTAGGTCAGCATAATAATAATATATCGATGAAAAAAAGGAGCATGAAACATGTCTAAAGATATAAGTATAGTGAGCACAGAGCTACCAGCTCACATTAAATTAGGTAGCGGGTTAGGTAATGAGAATGTAAGTTCAGAACATCTCTCAGTACCTAGAGTAAAACAACTTCAAAAGATGTCTAATGAAGTTGATGAAAACCACAGTGATTATATGGACGGCGCCAAAGTTGGCGACTTTATAAACACTGTAACTGGTGAAAACTATGGCCAAGAAATGCTTATTGTAAATGTGCATTTTAAGGAAGAGTTTGTAGCTTGGAAAAAGCGTGAAGCAGGTGGAGGTTTGTTAGGTACTTATCCTAGTAAAGCAGAAGCAATAGCCGCTTTAGAAGAACAAAAAGTAAAACCAGAAGAAGCTGAAATTATTCAGACTCAAACGCATACTTTACTTAAAGTAGATGAAAAAACAGGTTCTATATCTGATATACCTTTCTTATTTGATTGCGCTTCATCTAAGTTAAGAGTGTCTAGAGAATGGAATACTCAAATAATGAAACTTGCTGGGGATAGGTTCGCCTCTCTTTGGAAGATGTCATCAGTTGCAACTGCTAACAGAAAAGGACAAGCTTTTATGAACATAAGCATTTCTACTGTTGGTTGGTTAAATGAAGACGCTTATAACGCAGCAAAATCATTCTATGAGAAATCATTTGCTTAAATAAGTACTCGTACGGGTGCGAACGAATGGTTCGCGCCCAAGTACGTATGCTATAATTTTTATGTGCAAGAAAAGGAGTTCATTAATAAAGTACACAAACACCTACCCAAGGAGATTTACCGTTGGAAAATCAATGACCCCTATCATGGCGGTGTTGCAGATACTTTTTACTCTGGTAGAACTAATCACTGTTTTATCGAATATAAATACAAAGATACGCTCCCTTCCAAACCCACATCAAAAATTAAAATAAATTTATCAGCTCAACAAAGAATATGGTTATCTAAACAAGCAGAACATAATATATTTACGTACGCTGTTTTTGCATCTGGAGATCTTGTGTACGTTACTGAAGATTTTACAGTTGAACATATAACGCTTAAAGAATTTAATAAAAACTCAATACCTTTTAAAACTTATATAGAGGTATTAACTAAATTTTGTATAGGAGATAAAAATGACTGACATGGTTAACTCGCCCCCACACTATAATACGGGAAACGTGGAGTGCATCGTAGCAATAGAAGAAAGTATGACGCCTGACGCTTTTAAAGGTTACTTAAAAGGTAATGTTTTAAAGTATATGTGGCGTTATGAATACAAAAATGGTACCCAAGACCTTGAAAAAGCTCAATGGTACTTAAATAAACTAGTTGAAACTTGTAAAAAAGACAAAACCTCTCAGAAGAATCTATGATAAAAGCTATTAAAATGTTGTTTAAACTGAAGCTTAGGCCTTACTACCCTAAAGAAAACGCCGTGTACGAGCTCTGGTGAGGCCATTTTTTGGCCTTTTCTAAATAATCGTTCAGATTTACGTTTAAGGTAGTTTTCTATGTATTTTTCTAACATTACCCTGTCTTGTTCTTTTTTCTAGCACTTTTTGTACGTGCAAAAGATCTATTCGAACTCGCTTTTTTAGCTTGTAAGTTTTTCGGATTGCAATCCATAGGATTTCCATTACGGTGATGTACATCTTTTCCATCCCCTTTTTTTACCAAACCTTTTTTTATACAATGACGTCTTGCTTTATTCCTCATAGCACGTCTTTTCTTTTGTTCAGGTGTACCTTGGTACTTTGCATACTCTGCTTTGTAATCTCTAGCCATTTAAATAGTATACACCTTTAACGCATTCTTCTTTCCCTTCACATACATTTTTTTACAAAACGTAGCTTCTGGTACTTTTCTACGTGTTGACTCTCCGATCAATAAATCAACTCCTGCTTCTTTCGTAGCAGACTCTAATCGTGCAGCTGTGTTCACAGCATCTCCTATTGCCGAATAATCAAACCTTGTGTCACTTCCCATATTACCCACTACCGCTTCACCTGTATTTACACCAATGCCTATTGCAATTGGTTCGGTCAGTTCTTTTTGCAGCATGCGAATAGCCGTACGCATATCCTGAGCACAGGCGACAGCACGTTTTTCATGTTCATCTAAATCCAGGGGAGCATTAAAGATGGCCATACATGCGTCGCCTATAAACTTATCTACCATACCGCCATGTGCCTGGACACATTGTACTTGTACGGTAAGAACTTTATTCATAATACTAGTAACTTCTTCTGGTTCTAGTTTCTCAGATAAATTTGTAAACCCTCTAACGTCTGTAAATAAAAATGTACACCTACGCTTTTCTCCTCCTAGCTTTAGTAGCTCAGGATTATTTTGTAAGCGTGCAACCTGGCGTGGATCTAAGTAATGCTCGAACTGTTTCTTTATTAGTTGTCTTAGTTTAAATTGTTCGTTAAACCGTAAATAGAACTCTTGTACAGATATAAGTATCATTGATAATATACTATAACTTACATCAATAAGTATGTTTGATGTTATAAGATACCAACCACCGACCGTGGTCAAAGTACCAAGGCCCACGATCCCTACAAGAGTTCCGACGAGCCCTAGCGTACGTATTATAAGTACAGCTAATAATAGTACAGTTACTAATATAAGTAATTCATATAGTAACGCAGTGCCTGGTATTGCTGGCACGTCTACCGTCATGCTCTCAGCTAACGCGGCTTGTATATGGTGGGGGTACAACAAGCCAACTGGCGTAGCTATTTGAGGCATAACACCTTTTGCGCTTACACCTACAAACACAAACTTATCCCGTACATTCATCTCTTCCAGGCTAGTGCTCGGGGTGTCAATCCAAGATACCCATCTACGGCCAATACTGTCTACTGGTATTTCTGCATAGTTAGGTATAGTGAGTTCTTCTATTTGTCCTTGCTGCCCTTTAATAATGTACGTATCTGCCCCGCTAATCATTTTAATAACCTGTATACCAAAAGAAGGAGTCCAACCATCTGGAGTCTGAAGCAATAAAGGTAAACGCCTGACCAAATTATCTACATCAGTACGTGCAACTGCTAGCCCCTGGTAAGCTGAGTCTGTTAGCACGGACACATTTCCAATTACACCCTGAGATTCAATACCGTGTATAGGTTCTCCATCTCCTAATATAACTGTGCCTGTAGTTGGCGCATAAGAACTTCCTCCTTCAAACGTAGCGATAACACTAGGCCCTTGCAGTAAAGCATCCGCAAATGCCTGATCCCCACCGAATCTATCTGCTTGTGGAAAAGCAACAACCCAACCCACACCTAAAGCTCCTGCTTCTAATAAATCTAATTGTATTCGTGCAAGGTCTTTACGCGGGTAAGGCCAACCGCCCGCAAGTGCTACATCTTCTTCTGTTATATCTAAAGTTACAAACCAGCCAGATGGATCTGGTGTTTGTACAAGTGCGTCAAATGTTTTTAATTTTAATACTTCTAGTGCCTGCCAGTTAAATAGCAAAGGTAAACAAAGAGCTCCTATGCTTACAAACGAAATCCATTTCTTCATCCTGC